AGGCGTCCCAGGCGGTTGCCGTTGCCGGCGTCCAACAAACGGATGGCAAAATCTACGTTGGGGAACAGCACCTGCACAAGGGTGTTGTCGCCCGTGTTGTTGGAAACGGTACCTTCGGCGCGAAAAGGGGCAAACTCGTAGCGCTGGCTTAGGTAGCTGTAACTTTCGTTTACAAAATAGTTTTGATAGCGGTGAGTGGTGCCGTCGGTTGTGGTCAGATTGAAAAATTGGGCGATGCGGACGTCAATAGCCATCACGCGTCATCCGTAGTCGTGTTGCGGATTTCTCCAAGCAGCGTGATGGTAACGGTGTAAATGCCGGGGCGTACAGACTGGACCTGGGGCGGTTTTTCGTACTCCCAGCGCAAATTACCGCGGTCAGCCGTGTAGCTGGTGACTTCGGCGGTGAGCGCGGAACTCATACCAGCAGTCACGTTGTCGGATAAGCGGAAACGGCTGTTGCTGGCGGTTTGAGAATGATAATGATTCAAAAAGGCGTCGACGGTTGCGTCGGGGATATTTCCGTATTCCAGTTCCAGTTGGGCGCCGTAGGGGCTGTTGCCGAAGGTACGGCGGACCGTGACTCCAGACAGCGTGCGGAATGTTTTTTGGGGGTAGACGCCGGGTGTATAGCGGCGTGCGGTAGGTGTAAAGGAGGGGAAGTTAGCCATTAGAAGCCGACCCTTTTACGTGTGGAGGGTGACTGCTGGAGTCTGTCCAACGTCATGGACATGCCACGTTGGGCGCCGTCGCGGGCGGCTTGGCGGCGGGTTTGAGCCATCGCAGCCTCCAGTTGATCGCGGCTGACGTATTCCACCCCGTTGATCGTGCTGGTCTCAAAGCTCATGTTAAGGACAGGACCGCCGCTGGCACCAGGGGCTGCGCCCATCGAGGCACGCAGGTCGCTGTTGGACATCACGCCGCCGCTGGTGCCAGGCACAAACAGCTCGGGGCCGCGCTCGCCAACGAGGTAAGGCGTGGAGGCTCTAACTGAACCGCCGTCTGCCCTGAATTGGGGTGCACCTGCTGCATATGCAAAAGTATTTGTTTCTCCTCCGGTTGCTGGACCGCCAGCAAAAGGTGATGCCCCACCGCCGCCACCCAATGCTTTAAGGATGGTTTGGAGAATGATCATCGTTAGCTGTTTGGCGATGATCTCGGATGCCATTTGAATAAAGGCATCGCCGACAGATTGGAAGAAGCTGGCGAGGGCTTCTTGGGCGGTCATCGTGCCAGAGATGATGCCCTGGAACGCTTGGCTGAAGGCCGTGCCAATGCTGTCTGCCACCGATACGGCGATGTTGCCGATGTTGGTCAGCTTGGTTAGCTCGTCTTGCAGGGCGCCAATGCGTTTTTGGATGATTTCGCCGGCGGTTTCTGGGGCAGCAAGTTGTTTTTTGAGTGCCTCAATTTGCGGAAGCGCGTTTGCGTCAACTTGCCCGCCTTTTTTTAATGCCTCCATTTCATACGCTATCCGCAAACTATTACGTTCTGCTTCCGTAGTTGCATTTTTGAGGTTAAGTTCGTACTGCAGAGACTTAATGGTGTCTTCGGTAAACTCTTTACGTTCTGCATAAATAGCGTTGAGGCGTATTTCATTTTCGACTTGCTGTTTTTTGATTGCGGCACGCCCTTCGCGTGTAATCGCAATTTGGGCTTCTAGGTTCTTTTCGTTTGCTAGTTCTTTAGCGTACTGGTATTGAATAGCCAGTATCCTTTCTTCACCTTGTAAACGAGCTACAAGGATAGGATCGCGCTTGAGTTCAGCATCCGCAATTTTTTGTTGTAGCCCGGACTGGATACGCAGTATCGAGGCTTCTGCATTGCGATCACGTACCACTTGAGCAACCCGCTGGCGTTCGCGCTCAGCATCTCTAGCAGCTTTATCAGCACCTTTATCTGGACGCAAAGATTCCACACCTTGCGTGGCAGAACGCAGTTGTCTAAGTCCCTGTAAAGCGTTAGTAAATATTGAAGACGGCGGATTATTTTTACGGTTTTCTAATACGCGTTGCTGACCAAAAATAGCCGGGTCAATAATTTGCCCTTGACCGCCTCCCATAAAGCTGGCAGCAGTGGCAAGACCGGCAACAATACGATCTTGGATCGTTATTTGCTTTAGCCCCTCTTCTGTTTGTTTTATTCTTGCTTCAAGCAGAGCTTTTTGGAAAGCAAGTTCTACAGCAGCCGAGTCGCCCAGTTTTATTTGATTTATTAGCTGAGTAGCTCTTTCAATTCCGATCTTTTCATACGCTCCAAGAATTACTTGCGCTAAATCCGCTTGATCTTTTGCTGCGGCTAGACCTTTTAGGATAGAAGCGTCATCACCGTACAAGAAAGCCAACGATTTAGTTACGTTAGCATCGCCAAAACCTGCAAAACTTTGCAGTAATTTTAAGGCTTCATCATTGGCTATACCAAAAGTTTTAGCGAGATTACTTACATCTTTACTGACTATTTTTGCGGCGTTTCCAGTGCCGGAAACTTGGGTATTTAAAACGGCTAGCTGTTTATTAAACGTATCAGCTTTTTCGGCAGCATCACCAAGAGCTGTACCAACGATAGAAAGAGCAAAGCCAAAGCCTCCTCCTACAAGACCACCAGCTAAGCCGCCGACAGCACCGCCAGCTGCAGCTGCCGGACCTTGCCCAAACAGCAGCGGAAAACCGCCACCAATAAGTGCGCTACTTATTGCGCCACCAGCTCTATTTCGTAATCCGCCTCCAATACCTGTTTCCGCCGCAGCTGGAGCAGTTCCTGCTTCATAGGCCGCTCTTTCACGTAGTTTTCCGGCTCTTCTTTGTCTTGAGGCTTCAAGGCGATCTATTTCTCTTAGGCGAGTAACGCTTTCCAGGCGCTCGTTATTTAGCCGATCTTCTGCAGTCTCTAGTTGTTTAATACCTCGTGCGGAAGCGTTAAGCATTGCAGCATCGGGCAATGCTTTTATTTGCTGCAGTTTTGCGGCTTGACCGGCAATTCCAGCGTACAGAGCATCTATTTGACTGAGTGGGCGTACCTGTTCCTGCAAGGCTTGCGCGAAGCGCAGAGCCATCGCGGCCTGGTCTTCGGTGCGTGCGCCGCCAAGGCGTTCTACAGGACCGGTAATTCGGCGACGAGCGCCACCACTCATAGCCGGGGTTCCGGGGGCAGCTGCTGGAAGCAAGCGCTGAGAAGCAGGCAGGCTCACACCTACACGCACTAAAGCCGCTGCTCGTTCTTGCCTGTTTATTTTGTCTAGTAAAGCTGCGCGTTCTCGTAAACCAGCATTTAAACTATCCGTAGCTTGAGCATATTTTCTGGCTGCAACGGTAGCTTCATCTGTACCTAAAGCAACTTTATTAAATGCTTCTGCGGCGTCTGCTACTGCAGATTTTAAATTATTTACGCTTCTTACTATACCTCCTGTGCCTATGTTTTCTAGATAGTTGTTTAATCCGTCAACTAATTTAGACGTTGCGGAAATTTCACTTTGCAGACGCTTTAGTTCTTGTGCGCCGCGAACCGCAATTTCAATATCGGCTCTGTAGGCCACGGCGCCGCGTCACACTCTGGTACTTCAGTTTACGCCGTAAAAAGCCGCCGGGGTTAGCGGCGGCGTCGGGCTTTGTCGATCTCCTTCTGCTGGTCCTCGTTGAGGATGCTGAAGTAGGCGCTCCAGCCGATTAGCTCTTCGGCGGTCATGGTGGTGCTGACTTCGGAAAGGGTCTTGCCTAGCTCTTTGGCGACTCCGAATTGGAGCATGAGCCAGTTGTCTTTCCGAAGTTCGGCACTCAGGATTTTGGGTCGATGGGCTCCGCGTCGTCGGTCAGGATCGCCAGCATCAGAGCTTGCAGGTCCTTGTCCTTGACTTCGTTCTTGAGCACGTCGATCTCGCCGGTGCTAAACAACTTGGCGCCATTTTCGTCGAGGGCCTTGGCGATCAGCAGTTGGAGGGCGAAGGCGTTGGCGTCGTCGGACTTGGCTTGTTTTTGAGCGCGTTCGCGCTCGGCCATCGTCAGGGGCGCCACCCACATTTCAAATTTGGTGCCGTCGGAAAGTTCGACGATCTTTTTGATGGGCTCCAGGTTGGCGGCCTTGCGGAGGCGATCAATGGCACGCAATGAGCTGGGAGCAGGCATAAAAATCCTGATGGTCTCGGATTAGTGTAGCGGAGTAGAGACAAAAAACCCCGGCGGTGAGGCCGGGGTCCGGGTTTCGTCCGTTTTGCAGACTATCAGGCGGAAGTGCTGAAGTCGAAGGTCGGGGTGGCAGCCGGGCGGAAGTTCACCGTCACAGACTGGGCGTCGTCAGGATTGACGTTCATGCTGGCCGAGGTCAGCGTGGCGTCAAAGCTGATCGAGCGGCTGAGGCTTTCGCTCACGTTACCGCCGCTGTACACGCGGTCGATGTACAGCTTGAAGGCAGCACCGGTCTGCTGACGCTGGAGCACGTCCTCAATCATCCGGTTGGACATCGAAGCGTTCTCGTTGGTCATATAGACCGTGGCAGTGCCAGTGCCGTCGCCGAAGCCGGCGATGTAGCTGCGGAAGGGGACGTACTGACCTTGGGTTTGACCGATGGTGGTGACGTCGATCTCAGCGCGGTTGATCTCGAAGGTCCAGTCGCGGACTTGGCCCACGGCCACGAAATCGGCGTAGGCGACCTGGAATTCGTTGGGGGCAACGGCGGTACCGTCGTCGGTGATGGCGAGAATGGTGCCGCCGGCGCTGGTAGAGACGGTCAGCGCACCAGTGGCAGCGGTGTAGCTGAGAACGTAGTAGGTGGTGGCGTCAGAGATGGGGGCAGGCAGCGTGCCGGAACCGGAGCCGCCGGTTTGGCTGTTAATCACGCTGAATTTCACGGGGTCACCTACCTTGAGGTTCAGGTAGGTCTCAACCGTGATGGTGTCGGTGGCGATGTTGACGCCAGACTCACCGAACGAGCCGGTGGTGCCAGCGGGCTTGTAGTAAAGAGCGCCGGACGTGCCGGACAGAACGGTGGTGGCCATTGGCGTACCAGGAGGTTGTTACAGGGCGGGCACTGCCCGGCTTATCACAGGTTAGCGCCTGTAATAGTTTCTTCCTACGACAGCACGGTAGCGACGTAGGAAGTCTCAATTCGCCCCACGAAATGGGGCGCATCTTCTGTAGCTGAAAATGTAGGGCCGTTTATTTCACCGACTTTGAAATAAACGCCGGTTGTGCCCTTCGTTGAGTTGTTGAGGGTTTCCAGCACGTTGACTGCCGTGGTCAGCAGAGTTTGGTTGCGGGCGGGGCCGCGGCCTTTTTCGGTGAAAATGCGAATGATTATTGCTCCGCGGGCGTTGTCGACGCTGGAGGTAAGCGTGGGTTCGTTGGTGATGCCAAAGGTGACGTTGACGCGGACGTATTCAGTAGTTGTGTTGGGTGGGACAGCGGTGATGTTGTCGAAATAGACCGGCACCGCTGGCACAAGAGCGCCAAACGCTGTCAGCAGCGGGTTTTCGACGGCGGCGCGGATGGATTGGTAGTTCATAACTTCACATTACGGAGGGACTGGTCCATGTACAAGCTGATGGTCTTGTCGATTGCTCCGCCGCGCAAATAGGTGGTGTACCAGTCCAGTGGGGCGGTGCGTCTGTTGGGGCCGGTGGGATTTACAGCTAGATCGCCGCGCAGGCCGCTAACTCGTTGGCCTTTTTCTGCTTTTTTGATCGGTTCGTATCCCGGATAACGGTATGTACTTTCAACTAAATCAAGAGCTACATCTGCGTGAGGGGCCTTGTTTGCAATGTAGTATTTAATTTCTGGTTTGAATTTAAATTCGTCAACCGTAAGAATTGGCGCTTTAAGTCGTTGGGCTTCGCCAGATGCGCCAGTCCCAGTGGATACTTTGCTGGGGGTTGCTATTTCCCAAGAGTTTGAGAATTGGCCGGACCAAGCTGGTCCCTGTTCTTGTAGTTGGAGGACGATGTTTTCGGCGCTGCGTGCCACGCCGATAATGAAGGGGGCAAGAAAGCCGGCTTCGATATTTTTTGCCAAGCGCATAAAGTCGTTGCGGCGGCGTGCCATTACTGGGGCCTCGCTATGACGATGTGCAGGACTGGGGCGTCGCCGCGGTAGGTGTTGACGTTGAGGATTTTGGCCTCGCGGGTAACGCCGGCTTGGGTGTACTGGATGCGGTCGGCTTCGGTGGGGTAGTACGTTCCAAGCTCGTTGCTGCCGAAAATAAATTTAACGTCGGTAGCTTGGTACAGACCCTCGGATTCTCGGGGTGTGACGCGGGTGATGACGGCTCTGACCGTAACGTTGGTGTCGGCACCAGTCACATTGCCGGTGGTGGGGTCGTAAGTGCGGGGTGTGGTGGTTTTGATGTACGTGATGTTCTGGCCCCAGTCCGCTAGGAGTGAGGTCGGGATTGGGGCAAATGTGTCGTCAATTAGGCCCATGTCACCCTCGGAAGAGGCGGACGGCGTAGTTGGCGGCGCCGCCCATGCAATAGGGGCCTAGATAGGTCTGGAGCCAAGGGTAGACGTCGAAGACGTTGTTGATAACGCCGCTGGTCTGGCTGGATTTGTTGTATTTGACCTTCAGTTCGCCAAGTTCCACTTGGTCGTAGATGCCGGTGGTGCCAGTGCTGCCGGTGATGGCGTCGGTGTCGTTGGCGAAGGCGCGTGCCAGCTCGTAGGTGGCGGTTTTGATGCCGTCGGGAATCAGGGTGCAGGCGAGGTCAACGCCGTCCACCGTGTAGTTATCGCGGGGCC